AGACCACATTGTGGAAAAAATGTCTGACGTTAAGTTTACTGGTCTTGAGATGCGTAGAACTCGGAATCCAGAAATGGAACGACTAATGCATATGGTAAAAACAGCACAATCAGAAAGAGAAAAAATTCTCTTATCTGAAATTGCAAAGGTAAAAGCGCAAAATGAAGAGGTTATCGAAGATAATGGAACATCTTTCCCAGATCTTAAAGCAGGTAATAAACCCACTTTACCTCCAAGCGGGGTATCAGAAGACAACGCTGAAGAAACTGAAGCAGTCTCTGAGCCCGATACAAAAGAGGCAACCGCAAGCGAAGACGCATCAACTAGCGATACAAGCGCTAAGTGATAAGTCTTTTATAAATTCTAACAAGTATAAGGAACAACAATTAAGGGCTGTGCGTGAAGGCGCACACCCTGACTTGATAGAATTTGAACGCAAAATGGTTAAAGCCTGTAAGGCGTATAATATACCCGTATTTGCTAGTGAAATGTGGCGAACTGCTGAAGAGCAAACAAACTTGTATAAACAAGGCTTCACATTAGCAAAGGCCAATAAAAGCCCACATCAATATGGGCTTGCTGTGGATATTATTCACAGTGTTAAAGGTTGGGATTTGCACGAAAAAGAATGGGCAATGCTCTATACAATAGGCATGGAAGTTGCCCGAAAAATGAATATCGACATGGAATGTGGGTATGAATGGAAGTTTTACGACCCTGCACATTGGCAGATAAAAGGTTGGAAAACTCTAAAAACCGATGATGGGGAAATATTATATTAACCTAACATCAGCCAAACCCCCCGTAGACGCAAGGATCGGAGGGGGGTTTGGCGGAAACATATACTACTCTTGTCAGTATATGCATTTAGTGACTGGAAACGAGGCAACGAAGAAAAAACATGTGTATTTCACCAAATAACATAAGCGAAGTTGGCCTTGTTGCCTGTCACAAATGCTGGCAATGCAGGGAAAACAAAGTAAATGACTATGTTGGACGATGCATTGCCGAAAGTCACAATAGTGACGAAACACTAAGTATAACGTTGACTTACGGAGACGGAGATACGCCAGAAAGCGCAACTCTAGTATATAAACATTATCAGCTCTTTATGAAAAGCCTGAGAAACGAAGGATATAAAGTACGATACATCGTAACAGGTGAATATGGATCAACTAAGGGACGCGCACATTGGCACGCAATACTCTTTTTTAAAGGTAAAGTGCCAAAAAACATCGAATATGATAAAAGGATCAATTGGAAACATTGGAACAGAGGTTATTCGTTTATCGAAAAACCATCATATAAATCATATCGATACGTCATGAAGTATATATTAAAAGATACTAAATTAGACGTACAAAATGGACATTTTGCATTAAGTAAAAAACCTCCATTAGGCGACCAATATTTTAAGGAACTGGCAAAAAAATATGTCGACACTGGACTTGCACCACAAACATTTATGTATTCATTTGAAAATGAATTTGATGGTCAAGGAAACCGCAGGGAATTCATGATCCAAGGAAAAACACGCGAAAATTTCTGTAGATATTATCTGCATGAATGGCTTGACCAATACGCGTTTACACATACAAAAATGCCATACAGTGACATTATAGAAGAATATGAAGACAGATTGGTAAGCGAAGATCCAATCCAATCATGGAATGCAATGATATCAGAATTAGCAATGAAAAATAACAGATGGGATGCACCCCAACTACAAAATTACGACGATACTCATCTAGTAATAAAATCAATAGCTAACGAATGGAATGTAATAAAATATGGCACGTAAAAAAACAAATAGAAATACAACCCAAACAACTGCATCGCGAAGCGCTGCCGTTAATCGAAATTTAGTGAAACAAATTTTAGGACGTTGGAGAACACAAAGAAAAGCACCAATTACCCTGCCCTCTATGCCTAACTTGTCAATTGATCGAGTTCCGTCTCGGAAAACGCCAATTTTGCTGACACAGCAAACAGGGCGAAAAATACGTTCACAGCCTGATGAACAATCAGTCGATAAAATCGCGCGAAGAGAAAAAGTATGTAAAAAGCGCCCAGATAGTAAAAAGGCTCAAAAAGGGACAGGTGGAAGCAAAGAATTTGTACCATGGTGCAAATAAATGCTTGACAAAGCATAAAAAATATCAACAACTACATGTAGGGCAAGAACATAAGAGTCTCAATCTGATCATAATATATATTATCGGCCATTGAGCAGTTTAAGCCCTCTTAACAAAGAGGAGTAAAAATTGCAATTTCTATTAATTAAACAAATCCTAAAACCAATAGTAACAAGATGTGGTACCATGTTGGGTGCATATCTTGCAGGATTAGGAATTGCCAGTGCACAGGTCGATAGTATCATTATCGGACTAACAGTTGCATCAGGTGTTGGAATTGACCTCCTCGCAAGGAGGTATGTAAAATGACAACATTAAAAGAATACACATATGCCATGATTGCAGGAATAATCATAGGCATCGCATTATTTAGCCCATATTTGGGGGTAATATAATGGGTATTGGAAGTAAATTAAGATCAATTGGTAGAAAAATTGATCCAATAAAAAATACAAAAAAATTAGCACAAGGTGGTATTGATTTAGTAACTGGTAAAGCACAACATGAGGAAGCTGTACGTCAAGTACAAGAAGCTAATGCAAATGCAATTATTGAAGCAAGAAATGCATCACAACCAATAGAAACTAAATCAACATATTCAATTGATTTGGAAGGTACTATAGCTGAAGCAAAAGCAGTTGGAATAAATCCATTAACAGCTATAAAATATGCAGGTGCAAATACAATTAGTACTGGTTCACAAGTACAATATGTTGAGCCATTAACATATCAAGCACCAATACGAAATACTGCAACAAAGTTAAATAGTGCTTTTAACACATTTACAAAGTTTAGTAATTTTAAAAATAATTTTGTTACAACGAAGTTAGAACAAGATTATTTACGATCACAAATAGGAACATTTGGTAATAAAACTACAATAAATGGTGGAAACATTTTAAACAATGTGAAAAATAATTTTCAATCAAAATTATCTTTATCTACATCAAATGATAAAATATTAACAAGTATTTTACCAGATTATGAATACATACAAGATCCATTTACTAACAAAACAGTCCAAACTGAAAAAGGAACTGTTGCAAGCGAAAATATAGCATTATTTAGATTAGTAACAGATCAATATGGTGAAACATGGCGATATCCTGCTGATCCTGAGGAAATGGGGCCAATTACTGGAACAATTTTTGCAGGTGTAGCTGAAGCATATCACAGGATGAAAAATAAAGGAATAACCTTTTTAAATTCACCCAAAGGTTCACAACAAAGATCAAAAGTAAGAGCAAACCAAGTTAATTGGTTTGATGAAACAAAAGCACTTTTTGAATGAAACGAAAACTTAAGCCTGCACCACGTAGTGCTGCAGGCTGTAAATGCAAGAATTGCCGAAAGCAATATAAACTAAAAAGGAAAGTTAAAAAATGAATGGAATGAACCAAAATAATCTTTTGACGACACCGTTGACGCCAAAGCGATCAACAAGGATTGATCAAAAGACAGTTATTACATCAGGCAACGCGGGTAAAATTATCCCAGTTGCTTGTATACCACTACTCCGCGAAGACGGTGTTAAGCGATCAAGAATGCAAATCGCAGTGGAAATGATGGAAACTGCCGAAACGTTATTCAACGGCGTTAATGTTACTGTAAATGCTCATTTAGTACCAAAATTAGCATTTGATCGTTTTAATGGAATGGACGATTTAAACAGGTCATACCAAGGCGTACCCCGTGAAGACGGAGAAACTCCGATCCCATTTATTGAAACACATACATTCAGCCAAGCTGATAATGAGTTTTATAAAACTTTAGGTATGCACGCACAAGGTTCAGCAACAGTAAACCGCGATTACATCGAGGCATATAACACTGTTGTAAACTTTAGACGTAAAGAGCGTTCATCAAGTTTATCAATGCGTACAATGACAGATACATCATTGGCACAAGCATTTTGGAACCATACAACAATGGCTCATATTGTACCAGATTTTGATCAGGCAATTATTGATGGCGAAGTCGCATTAAATGTTATAGGTGGCAAATTGCCTATACAATCACAAGACGTAGCAAACTCTGATGGTTCACAATGGTCACCTTCAGCAGGTGCAAATTGGTATCCTGATACAGTTACTGCCGCAGGAGAACGTGATTGGGGTACTAAAATATATGCAGAATTAGCTGATAATGGAATTACAGTTTCATTATCAAATATTGAACTTGCTAAAAAAACACAAGCTTTTGCTAAAGCAAGAAGTATGTTCCAAGGCCATGACGATGATTATATCATCGACACATTGATGGCAGGAATTAGAATTCCTGACCAAGCTATGAAACAACCAATATTATTAGCACAACAACGCACGCAAATGGGTTATCAACAACGCTTTGCATCAGACGCGGCAAATCTAGACGAGTCTGTAACAGTTGGTGGTGCATTGGTTGACATAACAATGAGAACACCTGCTATAAATACAGGTGGCGTAATTGTTATAACTGCAGAAATAACACCAGAACAGTTATTTGAGCGTCAAAAAGATCATTATTTGCACAATACATCAGTAAATAATTATCCTGAGTTCACACGTGATGAACTTGATCCAGAAAAAGTAAGTATCGTAACTAACGATCATATTGATGTGGATCATTCGACACCAAATGCAGTATTTGGTTATGCTCCGCTTAACCATGAATATATGCGTAGCGCGCCAAATATTGGCGGTAAGTATTACCGACCAGAGGTCGATGCCGCATTTGATGAGGACAGACAAAAAATCTGGGCAAACGAAACAGTAGATCCAGAATTAACAGAGGACTTTTACCTTTGTAACAATGTTCATCACAAAGTATTTGCTGATAGTACATCTGATGCATTTGAAATTACTGCACGCGGTACATTTGAAATCACAGGAAACACAGTATTCGGCGGAGCGCTAAAAGAAGCAACCGACGATTATAACCAAGTAATGACAGATGTTGATCAAACAAGATTAACAAAAGCATAAAAGTCCCCTCCCCTGCCCTGCACCGCGAAGCGCTGCAGGGCGAAATTAACAAACCATATAGGAAAAAAAATGAAACGTTATCAAATTCAAGCCCTCGATGGGTGGAACAAATTAAAGTTAAATGAAACTTTAGAATTTGTTGTCAAAGGCAATAGCCGAACCATACGTGTTGAATTTAATACAAGCGACAAAGTTGCATTGTATGGATCAAACACCAAGGATTTTAAAGACGAAAAATTATTGGTTAGCGATGAAGGACTATTCACGCTGATAACATCAATCTCAAGTACACTTTATGTAAGAGCAGTCGCAAAGGATAAGAGTGCATCAGTAACTTACAAAAATCGTGCGTCAGACCACATTGTGGAAAAAATGTCTGACGTTAAGTTTACTGGTCTTGAGATGCGTAGAACTCGTAACCCAGAAATGGAACGATTAATGCATATGGTAAAAACAGCACAATCAGAAAGAGAACAAATTCTCTTAGCTGAAATTGCAAAGGTAAAAGCGCAAAATGAAGAGGTTATCGAAGATAATG